CTCAACGATATACTTCTTATTATTCACCTTTACATAGAAATCGGGGAAATACCGATGCCTTTTCCCATCTACGGGGGAAATATATGGAATGATAATCTCTTCACTACCCCATTCCTGTACGGTAGGGGTCACGTCGCACCATTTCATAAATTTGTACTCCCAAGATGATCTGTAAACAATGTCGTTTACATCACCACGGTACTTCATAGGGAAAGATGGACGGTACTTTCCTTGGTAGCGCATAAATATAGTTGGACCATTACATATATTTATAGTGGCATCGTCAAAGACCAACGTAACACTTAAGTATCCAGAGAAACTTCCTTTTGCAGAGAAGGGTCCGTCTGTAGGTGATAGTTATCAACCTAGAGCAGCGGACTATGTAAAGTTTTCTAGATATTCATTCAAAGGTGGTGGCGGAGCACAATACTTTAATGTTCCCGATAACGCCAGCAAAAGTAATAAGTCTCTTATTACTTCGGCATATATTGCAATGCCCAACAGTCTGAGTGTTGACTATGGTGCTGCATACAACCAAACCAACCTTGGTGCTCTTGGTAGAGCAGCAACTGGTGCTCTTGCTGGTAAAGATGGTGCCGAAGTCGCTAAAGCATTACAACAGGCAGCAGATGCAGGTCTTCCTGAGTCTGCATTTAACAATCTGGCACAAGGTGTCCAGGGTGTTGGTAACCTCCTTGCATTAAACACTCAAGGTGTTGATGCCAACTCTCTGATGGCAATCTCTCAGGGTAAAGTTCTCAACCCCTATTCAGAACAAGTATTCAACGGTGTTGGATTCCGCCAGTTCCAATTTAACTTCAAAATGGTCGCTACTAGCGAAAAAGAGGCACAATCTATCCAGGATATCCTTGAGATGTTCAAAGTTGGTATGCTTCCCTCTTATGCTGGTGGTGATAGTGGAGAAGGTGGTGGTTTAGGTGGTCTTTTGAGCGAAAGTTCTGCCGCCCAGCGTTTCCTTTCCGTACCCGATAAGTTTTTGATTGAATTTAAGAGAATCCATGAAGGTTCTCTTACCGCAGAAAGTCTAGACCACTTCAAAATTGACTTCTGTGTCCTTACAGGTATGTCGGTCAACTATACTCCTGATGGACAGTATGTTGCTATTAAGAGTAATAGACTTGCAAAGAAGTATAGAGCTGCCAATAAAATCAGCAATGGTAGTGATGCAAATGTGGTTAAAGGGCAATCACCTAATGTCATTTTTGTACCTGCTGTAGAGATTAGTTTGTCATTCACTGAAACTTCTATTGTCACTCAAGAGAAAGCACTGGTAGGTTACTAATGGCTGCATATTTTTCATACTTGCCCAACATCTATGTTGGGACATCAAGTACAACTAATACTAAACAAGAATATTCTGTTGTTAAGAATATCTTTCGTAGAATCCAGGCGCGAGAGGATCTGTCAAAGTACACTGAATTCTTTGAGCAAGTCTCCATTGAGGATGGACAATTGCCATTCCAGATTGCTAACAAATACTATGGCGATCCTGAACTTGATTGGGTAGTTCTTCTCACTAATAATATCATTGATGTTTATGAAGAATGGCCCAAAAGTAGAAGGGAGTTAGAATACTTTACCCAACAAAAATATGATGATGTTGATGGAGTCCATCATTGGGAAACTAATGAAATTAAGTGGAAAAATCACGTTCTAGTTGAACAGGGAATTGAAGTTTCTGAAGATTTTAGTTACACTCTGCCCGATGGAATTCTGGTAACGGGCACTAACGCAAGATTCCCAGTTTCTAACTGGGAATATGAATATTACAAGAATGAACTAAAGCGCAATATCTACATTACTATGCCAAATGCGCTAGAAGCGTTTATTGACGAATTTGAAGATCTTGTCGGTTATGAACCGAATACTGAAGTTGATGATAATGGAGTCAAAAAGACCAATATCTCTATTGCAGAAAAATTCCTTACCAAAGGTTCTGGTGGTGGTATTGGTCGTCAGTACAGCTCTACTTACACGGGCACTGGTAGAGTTGCAACTAACCTGAGTGTTTCGGGTGCTACATCTTCTGCTGGAACTGGGGTTCAAGTTGAAGTAACAGTTCAACAAGATGCATCTACAGGTGTACAAGTTGCATCTGACACTGGTACTGCTAGTGGTGGCACAACCTCCACAACTACTACAACCCAAGGATCTTCCAGTTCTGGTAGTAGCGGATACTAAAAAACCCTACAGACAAAAAAATACCCCGAGATTTTTTCGGGGTATTTTTGTAATTAAAAGTTGATTTTGGTTTCACCCTCCATCAACCTGACACCCTACAAGGGCACCGCCAACGATTCCAGTGGGGATTGCCCACCAGCGACCGTCTCCTCTGCTTAGAGCGGCACCTAGACCCCCTCCAGCGATGCCTCCGATGATGCTTCCCTCAATGCAGGAATTGTCGTCGGTTTGATGCTGTTTTTGCGGAGGTCTTACAGAGGAATGATGGTGATGGTGCCCATGACGATGCTTATTGATGCAACGTCGCCATGGGTGGCGACGAAACTCCTTCATTGAAGTGCCATCGCTGTAGAGAGTGACGTGGACTTCCTCTTTGGTACAGGTTGCCCAGTCACGATCTCTCATGTAACTGTAACGATCAATTACATAGGGAGAACGGTGAGATGCCAATGCAGGAGATGCAACGCTAACCAGCAGCACCGCAGAGGCGACGAGTTTCGCCTTCAGAGCAGCACGACGTGCTTTTGCCTGACGCAATGCCTGAGGTTTCAGTTTGCGCTTCTGTTCCTTTTTGGAGTGGTGTTGCCAGTTAGGGAGTTTCATCGTCCGAATTTGCGATCCATCCGTAGTTTAACATAATACATACCGATGACCCAGAGGGAGAACAGTGCTCCCTCAGCATATGTCATGGTGTTCCAAGCGTGTACTGCTTCACCCATTGTTTTCCTCTGACTTCTTATTGAATCCGAAAGGAGCGAGGGTATCTTCCAGTTTCAGTTTGAGGGCGACCGTACCGACCGCCTCCATAACTTTCAGAATGTCTTCGGGTTTGGCATCTTCACCAAGTTCTTTGGCGACATACCAATACTTTGGCCAGAAGGATTCGCCTGCCTTCTGGTAGTCTTCAACTGTGAGGAGTTTCATCAGTCTTCCTCAGCGGCGAGAGATGCGAAGTAAGACATCACATCATCATCGTCTTTAGCAGGAGTGGCAGCGACTGTCTTTTCACGGAAGGTCTCTACCTCACGTCCCCATGCAGCAGGTTCTGCAGTGTTGGTGGGACCATTATTGTAATCATCCTCATCATCAAAGGACTCGTCACGCTTGGGTGCAGCGGGTTTGGCATTGAGGACAGCATTGAGACGGGTCTCAAGTTCCTCATAAGTCTTGAAGTTAGAGGCATCAGTGAATGCAGTGAGAGAACTCTCTTGCTTCCACACTTCCTCAATCTGATCATCGTCACCTGCAAACATAGGAGCAGGGGATGCAAACTCAGACTTGTCGTAGTTCCAGTAACCTGCAACCTTACAGATCTTCAGTTTGAAATCTGCACCTTGCCAAGGATCAAAGACGTTGACCGCAGTCTCGTCTTCAAATTGGGGTTGCATTGCTTCAATGATCTTGTCAAAGATCTTCTTACCAAACTTATAGAGGAAGACTTTGCCTTCGTTCTCAGGGTTGGTAGGATCCTTCACAACATAGATGTTGCTGTAGTAGGAGAGTTTACGCTTCTGTTTGCGAGCAACTTCCTTGTCAGCATCAACACCAGAGTTCCAGAGTTGACGGTTCAGGTCGCCTACGGGGTCTTTCTTATTGAGAGTCGTGAGAGAGTTCTCAATGTACCAACCACCAGGACCTTGGAACGCATGAGACCAGACTTTAGCGAACGGGATATCTTCGCCATCTGGAGCAGGAAGGAAGCGAATAACAGCGTAACCATTGCCGCTTTTATCCAGTTCGGGTTTCCAAAAACGCTCATCTGCGGACCCACCACCACTGGGGTTGGAGATTTTTTCAATCTCCTTGGTGAGTTTGGCAAATGAACTGGCACTGGACTTTTTGAGGGCAGAAATAGACATAGGATTGTTTTGTGTAATGGATTTGGTTTGTTGCCACTGTGTTAGCGTGGCGTTCTATTTAGTTAGGAAGAGGTTCTTCCCACTCGTACTTACGTTGCCATGGTTGCACTGTAATGGACTGGTCAAGTTGGAAGTTTGCCGAGAGGGTCACTCGCTTCTGACCTGACTTATTATAGTACGGCATGACGTAGTGTGTCAAGTTCGCTGGGAAAATAATCAGGCGTCCAAGGGCAGGTGGATCAATCACAAACTCGTTCGTGGAGAACGGAGAAGGGATGCCAAACAAAAACTGAGTGCGTCCATTGTGACGCCAAGGAGTCTTAGAGTCTTCATGGATGGTTCCCATTTCATCGGGCAGACTCAAGTATAGGATACAACTCAAGTCAGAGTTGTGAATGTGTGGCGGATTAAAATCTGGACCAGGGGAAGTGAAGTTGACCCAGGCATTGACGACTCGCATCTCGGTATTGATGCTGGCATCAGGTCCAGCAGCACCATCCTGAATACGAGCAGCGTTGTATGCAACAGGTGTAGATGGACCGACACGACCCGCCGCGCTCAACTCATTCAAGTATTGTTCAACGTGAGGAGCGAGCATAGGTTGAAGCACAGTGTCAATCCATTCCGACTGACACCAGACCTCTTTTTCAATGTTACCAACCAAACCCATGCTAGCATCTTCACGGGTCTCCCCAGTAGCATGTTCAATGATGGTGGCAACATCAGCGTCACTCAACTGAGCAGCGTAAAGTCCAGGTCCAAAAGGGAAAATGGTATTGCCTACGACGGCAGGAGCAGCATAGTTCATACTGATTTTTTAGCGTTGTCAAGATGTTGGATCATGTTATCAAAGCAGTCTCCAAGATCTCGGTATCCGAACGCTTGGGACATGGCATTGATTCTAACTTTTAGATCTGCTGCCTCTTGATCCTCCATAGAGGCAAGGCACAGTCTAGTATAAAACAATTTTTGTTTTTCTACAAGTTCTTTTGTATTTTCAATATGTTCTAGTCTCTGTTCAGCGTCCATCGTAGCAAGGCGAGACTGCATAAACGAGAGTCGTTGATAGGTCTTAAAAATATCGTTAATACTATTTTGTACGTTTTCTGAATTGAAAAATGCGCTGTCGCTCATAGTTTTCTCTGCATTGTTTCCAGGACAACCTTCTTATATTTTTTGCAGTCAATGTTGAGAAACGGAGCATACTTTACGATCATATTACTGGTTTCATTCCAAACTGGATCTGACAACACTTTATTAAAGTTGCCAACAAAACCCAGACAATAATCTAATACAACTAATGTCTCTAAACTAATTTCATTTGCATAATACTCTCGTATAAGAATGGGATGTTTCCCAGTCTCTGCGTGGAAGAGTTGATCAAACGTTTGTTCGTATGGTTGTTCAATACCATTAAGAAGAGTGTCAATGTCCTGCTTAAATTTATATGTAAATGATTCTTGGCAAGACTGCCATTTAGCGTAATTACCGTCACTAAACTGACGGATGTACTTTGCCCCCATGATAAAGTTGGAGACAAAATAGTATAGCATATCGTTAGCGTCTTTTTTCGTCGCCAACTTCTTAAAAAAGTAGACATCCTTACGTTTTTGAAACGCACTCTCGGATGCCTTTACTTTTCCATTGAATTTGAAAAAATCATACTCTGGACGAGTGAAGTGTGACCGCACTGCCAGATACATTTTGTACGTTTCGTAACCTGTCACAGGGGGAGAATACCTCTCGTCGTTGCCTTCATGTAGTTAAGTTTCTGAGCATCATATCTCAGTTTTTCCTTAAGAGGTTTAGATAACAGTTTGGGAACAGATTCCAACTCAATCTCATGCTCTTCGCAGAAGCACACAATCGCCTCAATATAATTGATCTCACCACGAGATTCTTTAACCATGTATTCAATGTGCTCCGAAAATTTTGTCGGAGTCATGAATGGTTTATCATCTTTTACTTTGGAGGGCATTGAACTCTTCCTTGTAAGATTTAAGTAGTTGTAAATAGTCATCAAGATTGTACTTCTGAAATACTTGAACAGAACCCTCTTCTGTAGCGATAAGTGTGACAATTTTCTTTACCTTTATACCTGTACGCTCGTAAAACATAGCGGCATAGGCAGACTCCTGAACAAAATAGTTCTCAATGTATGACTCGCGCTTCTCTTTAGTAGAAGTCTTAAAGTCAATGACTGCTAGTTCCGAATCAAATTCAGCAATGCAATCAACGCGACCAGCGAGCCCGAATAGATGACTGTAAAGAGGGGTTTCAAGAGCATGAATGTTATCCACCCGACTAAGAGTCTTCCGAGCCATTTTGAACATGTTAAGCGCAAGAGGGTGTTTTGAGTATGTCTGCTCATTTAGAGTGCCCTTTATGTGCTCCTCTATTATAGCATGAAATTGCGATCCGCGTGAGGACGCCCTTGCTGAAACTCTGTTCGCTTCTTCTTCACCAACACGGGCACGCCACTTAGCGATAGACTCGCGAGAACGCACACCCGTGACGGTGGTTACTGATGGGTAGTAGTCTTCAACTGATGGAAACTTATAGAAACGTTGACCGTTTCTCTCAACAACGGAGGGTTCCTCCATGTTGTCGTATTCCACATGAACAAAATTAAACATCAGTATTGATAATCAATAATATTTAGATTAAACGCAACGGAGATGCGTTCTTCACGAGAGTAGTTAGGATACACTCCATGATTCAGTTCCGAGGGGAAGATGAACATGTCACCGTCCCTTGGCATGACCTCAAACAAAGGACCATACTCTCGGTTTTTACAGTGTTCCTCAATCATACAATTTTGCATACTAGGACGCTGGAAATATAACATTCCAGACTTAGGAGGAACTTTAACGTAATAGATACCGCTAAAGTGTGTACTTCCATGATTGTGTGGTTTATTATAATGACCACGACCATTGACATTCAACCACAATCCAGCACCTTGAATATTCCACATGACCCCAGTATTTGCACCAAGTCCATTCAGATAATCTACTAATTGTGCCTTAGCAACTTGAAACAGAGGTTGCCATGCTGATCCTTTAATAACAGGGGCAGACTGATATCCACCCACATTACTAAGCTGCATAGACTTGAAGAGATCTTTACGGGTGTCAGTAATCATCTGATCCGTAACGAGTTGAGTCCCTACATTTTTATAAATGATAGGAGAGGGAAATAAATTATGAATACCTTCAGGTAGGCTTTCACTTTCAATTTGGATGGACATCAGAAACCTAGATTCAATTTGTTAATAAGGTAGGAACGAACAAGACCAGATCTCACAATATCATCAACATCAAACTCTGTGATATTAAACTCAGGCATCGCCTGAAGGATACGCATGAAGTCTAGGATACCATTACGCTCGTTCTCTTTGATCAAGTCAGTC